TCAAAGCACATCAGAGAATAGATTTATTGGAACAAGAGAATTGACTAAACACTAAAAACACTTCTGCCTATTTGTTTTTCACCTTTAAACTGCCAAAAACTATATCAATTTACCCCTAAAAAACAAGGGTAGAGGGGTGTAGTTATATCCTTATGGCCAAAAAGCGTAAAGGCGGTAGACCTCAAGAATATGATCCTAGCTATCATCCTAAAGCGTTGATAGATTATTTTGATATAGATATTTCGACCTTCAAGGACATCACAATAACCTACAAGAATGGTGATACCAAAGAGATAACCGAAGAAGAGGCCGCTCCACTCCCCACTAAACGTAAATTCTGTAAAAGCGTTAAGATTGCTGTTTCGACTTTCTATGATTGGGTTAAAAAACATAAAGAGTTTTCGGACGCCTATATAGAAGCTACGGAACTACAGCATGACTTTATTATGGAGAACACCTTGCGCAAGAACTATAACGCTTTCTTTGGATTTCAAACTATGAAGAACTGTCATAAATGGCGGGATAAGACAGAACATGAGATCGGCGGTACGGACGGCGGGCCTCTACTGGTTAAAATAACTTATGCAAATTGAAGTTAAGATACCTACAAGAGCTAAGCCGATATTGGAAAACTCTAGCAGGGATATTAACTTAATCGCTCACCGCAGATGGCTAAAGACACGGCTAGGACTTCTCAAATGTATCTACGGGAACAAAGAACATAAGGGAGCGATTAAAGACCCTGGTACTTTATACTTCGATGTCTTCCCCACTTACAAGCAGGCGAAAATGGTTGCTTGGGATATACTCAAAGAATACTCAAAACCTTTCGATGTTAAATCTCATGAAACAGAGTTGACTGTTATTTATCCTAACGGCTCTAAGATTTGTTTGAAGGGGTCTGATAAGCCGGACAGTTTACGGGGGCCGGGCTTGGACGGATTAGTGTTAGACGAGTGGCCTTTCCATGACAAGCCAGAGATCAGTACTCGTATTCTTAGGCCAGCATTGGCAGATAAGAAAGGTTGGCGACTTAAAGTAGGAACACTTAACGGTGAAAACCACGGATGGGACGATTATCAAGCTTGCGATCCGGCCAGTCGGTATTTAATAAAAGCTAGTGAGAGCGGAGTGCTATCAGCCGAAGAGCTGACAGACATGAAGAAAGAGATGACAGAAGAAGAGTACTTGCAGGAGATGGAATGTATCCCGATCCATTTCGGCGGGCAGGTATTCAAAGAGTTCGACGAGCAAGTCCATGTCGTTGATCGGGTGACATTAGACAAAGACTGGAACTATATCGTCGCATTGGACTGGGGGCTTTCACATAACACGGCGGTAATGTACTGCGCTATAGACTTCCAGGGGAATTTCATAGTTTACGACGAGCTGATCGATAACGATAAGCCGGTAGACTATTACGCTCCGATAATCAGGGACAAGATGACCGCCAAGTACGATTTCTTTGTACCGCCGGACACGATGAAGAAAGACAAGTTCCGGCAGGGGATACGGTACTCGGTGTTTGAGGAGTTCTGTGAGCAGGGGTTAAGCCCGATCATCGCCAACAACCAAGTCCACGCCGGGATCAACAAGCTCAAGCAGTTGTTCGCCTCTAACAAGATAAAGATATCTCGGAATTGTACGGAGCTGATAGCCGGACTCAAACGATACAAATGGAAAGAAGGAGTAGACGAGCCTATCAAGATCAGGGACGATGAGGTCGATTCACTAAGATATGCCGTAGCTACTTATTACTCGGAGGCCAAGAAACCGCCGAAGCCAGCAACGTACCATTCCAGCGAGTGGTGGGACTTAGAAGAGAAAGCACAATACCCAGAAGATAAGGAGAGTATATGGCAAAAAGTATAACCAAGCAAGAGTTCGATGACGTTCTAATGGACATCACTAATGCTAAAGCGTTGATGGAGAAGAAACAGAAAGACGCTACGCTCCCTTACAACGAGGAGATATCTAACTACAAAGCCTATATCCGTGGCGAGTTCAAGGACTTCGCTAACATAAAGAACTTCTTCCCGATCAACGAGTTCTGGGCGATTAAGAACACCTTAGAGCCGAACCTGTTCTTTCAGTCTCCGTACATAACAGTCGAGGCAGGCAAAGAGAGTTTCGATATGGGTATGGACGAACAGGGCAAACCTAAAAAGCCGTTGAACGGTGAGAAGAGCGCAGAGACTTTACAGGCACTCCACAACTATTTCAGCTCCAAAGTTTTAGGCGATGAGTATGAGTTTGGCCGGTGTGTGAGCGATGCGATCTGTTCGTTCGCTGTCTATATGTCAGGCTGGGAAGCGGTAGAGGAAGGGAAAGAAGGAGAGAAGGGGAAAGCCAAGTATCAGAATTTAGTCAATGGTTGGGAAGGGTTGCCGGCCAAGACACAGACTGACATGAAAGGCACGGCTAACCTTTTAGAGTTGAAGAAAGAACAAGGCGAGGAAATCGAGGGCGAGGACATCGAGATCCCGGATATGGAGATTGACCAGCTGATGGGTAAGCGTGTCTCCCCGTTTGATTTCTTGGTCGATCCTGAATGTACTGACGTTAAGCTACAGACAGCGAGGTTCATCGCTATCAAGCATAACCTACCGACTAAATGGGTCAACAAAGCGTTTGGACTGAACCTTAAAGGTTCGAGCGTTGCGTTATGGTCAGACGAGTTCAACCGTGAGTCGGATAGTCTGTTTAACTTGAAGCGGAACGAGGTTATCGAGTATTGGGATAAAGAGAACCAGCGTGTTATCTATGTCATCGACGAGCTAAAGGACAAGCCAGCGTTGGTCAAGCCCTGGCTCTGGTCGATCACCGGGTTCCCTGTTTCTATCCTAGCGTTTAACCTGGACAACGACAGGTTCCTTCCGATCCCGGAGTTCAGGAACATCAAGCATATAATCTTCCAGAAGATGAAGGTAATGACAAGGATAGCTCATCTGCTTAGTATCATGCACCAAGTCTATTTAGCTGATGACCAGATCGCTACTAAGCTGAACGCAATCCTAACCGGCGGTGATGGCCGGGTTGTTGCCGTCGAGCGCAAAGGCGGGGAATCGTTGGACGGGTTCATTAAGGAGATAGCTAACTTCAACGTATCAAAGGACTTGTACGAGTATATCATGGCCCTGGACAAGAACATCGAACGGATCGGTGGGATAGCGGATTTCGAGCGAGGACTGATATCCGAGGTCAAGCGCACAGCGACGGAGATGGTACAGCTTTCCAATGTACAGAACTTACGGATTGAAAGGAAGCGGATAACCGTTTCAAGATGGATCGAGCATATCCTACACTTAAGGACAGAACTGCTACAGGAGAACGCTGTCATCCAAGATGTGGTCAAGATAACCAAAGACCGCAAAGTAGAATGGCGCAAGTGGACGAAAGACGATATCCAGGGCAAGTACTTCTTCCAAATAGATGTCGGCTCTATGTTGAAGAAGAACATCGAGGTCAAGCGCAAACAAGATAGGGAGAAATTCGAGCTGTTAAGGAACGACCCACGAGAGAACCAGACAATGGTTTATACTGATTTGCACGAGTCTTATGACGATAAAGATATCGAGCGTAGACTCGTAGAACCGCCGCCACCGCCAGAAGAGAAGGAACTACCACGGATAAGTTTCAGCTTCAAAGGCGAGGACTTAACCAGCCCGATCGTGCTAGGTATCTTGGAGCAGGGCGGGATAGATATATCTCCTCAACCACAGCCAGGTCAAGGCCCGGATCAAGGCCCGGATCAGGGGCCGGATCAAGGCCCGGTCAACGCTTCGTCAGGTGTTAAAGAGTTGCTTGAAGGTACACCAGAGCAGAGCGCAGAGCAGATGCAAGTTGACGAAACGGTGGAGGCTAACCAGATATGAGAAACCATTCCAGGGTATTAAGGACACATGAGGCAATCGTATTTGATTTCTATATCAAGTTAATCTACGGCATCGACCAGCTGGTCTATAAAGTGCAGAGGTTGTACTCCATAGCCAAAGACCGGCTAAGTGTTCGGTTCCCTTACGAGCAGGCTTATGACCCGAAGACAGATAAGTTCAGTTGGGTAAAGAAAGGCACGAATTACCGCCACTATAAATCAGTTAGGGGAAGGTTAGCTTTGGTACTTAACGCAGTCGAGGAGCAGAGATTGAACGCAGAGCATATCGTCGATGTCGGTAGTGCGATAGTAAACGATGACATGGACAAACAGCACGACCTAAAGGTAAAAGACGCAGAGACATTTGCGTTAGAGAACACTTCAAGGAGGTTTTACTAATGGCATGGGACGGAATGAGGAAAGCAGGAAACCCAAGAAGCGATGCAGACCGCAAGAAACGGCACAAGAGACTATACGGTGGGAAACTACCGCCTAGAGGTACTGGACTAGGGCAAGCATTAAAGAGAAGGAGGGGGATATAATGGCAAAGAAAGTTAAGAGAGTTAGGAAAGTCAAGAAAGATAGTTACGGCGATACACCTGAACATCTTACCAAGCTACCGAAGCTAGATAAGAAATCATTGAAGTTGAAGGGTAAAGGTTTAGACAAACAAAAAGGTGTCGGGCTAGGTAAGATCAAAAGCGTCGGACTGTAGTTAGCAGAACCTTGACAATTAAATAAAGGGATTAAAAAATTATGGTTTGATTGAGCCTTAACTCAATCCCTGCCGAGGCGTAAGCCAGCAGGATAAGTCGCCGAGGCCGAAAGGTACAGCGAAGGAGGACGAAAATGGAAATCGATACAGAACAGACCCTTGAAGAAAGGGCCACAGAGTTGGTTGAAACAGCTGACGATAGCGGAGATCAATCGACTGACGAACCCGATGAAACCCTATCGGAAGGCCAAGAAGATGAGGAGACCGAACAGCTAGAGACAGGGGACGAGGAGACCAAGGAAGAAGCCAAGGAAACCGAGGAACCTGACGAAGGCCAAGACGATCTCATCAAACAGGCGGCTGAGAACCTGGAAAAGGTTCATGGTAAGAAGCTTTCAGAAGACGAGCTGGCGGTAGAACTGTCCCGCTCACATCTGAACGCTGGCGAGAAGATCCAATCACAACAAGAGCAGATAAAGGATTTAGTTCCGATAGCGGATGCGTACGATGATCTAGTTGCTGACCCGAACATCGCAGAATATCTAGCGGCTAAAAAGGGTGGGT